GTTACCGTTGAGTCCTTCTCTGACGATGCTCTGAAGCGTCAGCAAGTTGCAGAACACATCCAAGTTAAAATGGCTTATGACATGAAAGTCACAGGCGCTGACTTGGGTTACTTCTTCTCAGCCGTAGTCGCCTAAGCGATAATACTAAAGGTGTACCCTGAGCTTAACGGCTTGGGGTACAACCCAATATATAACAGAACGTAACAGTATTCATATAATGGAGAGTCCCTATGCACCCCACATACTTGGGTTGGCAGGTCGATTGGCCTGTGTTTATCAAGATGCCTTTACTGGCGGATAATACAAATTGGAAACGTGGAGATCACTTTAACTGGGCAGAGCGAGGTATAGACCAAGACAAGGTTGCTACCCTATACGCCGCTGGTTACATTCACCACAATAAAGAACTAGAGGTTCAGAACAAGGTTGGAGATCGACTGTCTGAACTAGCTGGTAAAGACTTAGAGACCTTAGTGAACTTACTTAATGTCGAGGTAAACAAACGTACCTCCAGTAAGACAGAGTTTGAAGCTAAGAAGTGTAAGAAGTCTAAGATTGACGATAAGCAACGTGGTCTAATCAGACGCTTCCTTAATGTTAATCGCTGGATTACAGAAGACTTCTACGACATTCGAGACAAGGTTCTCGCTGACTAATAACAACACCAGTTCGCTGGCACTCAGGAGACGACTTACATGGCATGGTCTTACGATCCTACAGACTTGGACACTACCACGGCTTCTGGTCGTCTCAACACAGTACGACTGCTAGTCGGGGATACTGACACGGTTGACCAGCAAGCGCAGAACGAAGAGATTACATTTGCTTTATCTGAGAATGGTAACAACGTGTATTACTCAGGGGCTTGGGTTGCACGTTTAATCTCAGCTAAATACTCCCGACAAGTAACGACACAACTGAGTGGAGCCTTAAGTGCTGATTACTCAGACTTAGCCAGACAGTATAAAGCACTAGCAGATGACCTAGAGTATCAAGGTAAGACCGCAGGTGCTTCGGTGGGTGTCCTAGCTGGGGGTATCACTAAGAGTGGCATTGAGGCTGTACGAGCTAACACTAACCGTATCGAAGGCTCATTCCGTAGAGATCGTTTTAAGAACCCACCAAGCTATCAAACACCTGAATACGAATAAGGAGTAAGATATGTCATTCCGCTCCTTTGACCTGCTTAACCTAGTTAGAGACTTTGGGGAAACCCTAACTCTACGCAAGGTTACTACTGCTGGTACATACAATCCAGCTACAGGCACAGTAGACAGTTCTGTCACTACCGATTATTCCGTTACGGCATACCTCTATAACTATAACGTAGGTGTCGCTGGTGGTAATGATGAGGTTGTTCGTGGTACTCGCAAGTGTGTTATCTCAGCTTTGGGACTAACTGTTGTCCCCGACTTTGACGATCTGATTATCGGTAGTGGCGACACAGTTAAGATTACCTCTGTCATGTCGTTATTTTCCGCTGGTACTGCTATAGGTTACATCTGTGACGTAGGGGAGTAACCTATGAAGGCAAAAAATCAGTCGGTCAAGGTTAACGCTTCGTTCTATAAGAAGATGGAGTATCTAGAGGACATCGTTGAGGATGCAGTCAAAGAGGAGTTGGTTTCCATAGCACAGAGTGCCGTTAGTTTCTCCCCTGTAGATACTGGTGCTTATGTAACATCCTTTTCTTTTACCACAGGCGCTGGTCGTCCAAGAGGTAAATCTTCTAAGAATAAGCCGAAGAAGCAAAACCCACAACAGAAAATGCAAGAGGGCTTCCAGAACCTCCTAACGGACATCAATAAACTTGATCTAAAGAATACCACAAGCGTCCAACTCAGGAATGGCTCACCTCACGCATATGATGTAGAGGAAGGTACAAACTGGAGACGGACTGCCGGATATAAAGTTTTTGCACAGATAAGGAATATCTATGGCTAGTATTCAGAATGATATTCGGGCTGCACTTGAGAGCCACTTAGCTGGAACATCCGGTCTCCCCGACATAGCCTATGAGAACGTAGCATTTGAGCCTGTGACAGGCACTAGCTTCCTCAAGGTACAATACCTCCCCACGGTCACTAGACCTGCTGTAAGGGGCTTAAACCCACAACTGAGATACCAAGGTGTATTCTCCGTAACAGTCTTTGCCCCCGAAGGTCAAGGCCCAGCTACCGCAGACGACTACGCTAACAAAGTGATAGACGCCTTCGCAGCAACCACTGACATCTCGTTTACCAATGGTGATGCAGAAACAATCATAGTGTCTATTGACTACGCTGAACGTCAGCAGGGAATGATAGATAGTCCTTGGTACTTTGTTCCGATTAACATCGGCTGGTACATATACAAATAACTTCCAATAGGAGAAACCAACATGGCCTTTGCACAGGGTTCACGCTCCAGTCTGTCGTTTATTACCGAATCTACGTTTGGTACGACACCCGCTGGCAACTTCACTAACCTCCCATTCAGCACCCACTCTTTGAACCTTACTAAAGATCGTGTTGCTGGTACTGACATTCAAGCTGACCGTATGGCTCGTGTTGACCGTCATGGCAACCGTCAAGTAGGTGGCGACATTGTTGTTGACCTCCGTGATGGTGACTTCGATGCCTTCCTTGAATCAGCCATGCTTAACACTTGGGCAACAAACGTGCTTAAAGTCGGCACAACACCTAAGTTCTTCTCAATCGAAGACTACGCTGCTGACATTGACCAAGCTCGTGTATTCACAGGCATGTCAGTTTCCACTATGGGTATCTCTCTTGCTCCTAACCAGATGGTAACTACTACCTTCGGTATGGTAGGCAAAGACATGACCATGAGTGCCACTGAGAAGACACAGGATGCTGCCTCTGGTGCTGCTCCCTTCGATGCTTACTCGGGTGACATTTCCATCGGTAACGTAGGCGGTGCTGCTGCTGTAGCCATCGTGACAGCCCTTGACTTCACCTTGAACAACTCCTACGCACCTACCTTCGTCATTGGCGATGATAGCGCACCTTCCCTTGAGTATGGTCGTGCAGAAGTTGAAGGCACACTGACAGCTTACTTTGAAGATGCTGCGTTAATCAACCGTTTCCTCAATGAGACTGAAACTGAGATTGAAGTATCCGTAGATGATCCTACAGGTGCTAACTCTTATACCTTCTCATTCCCACGAGTGAAAATCAACTCTGCTGATGTTGGTGTCGATGGCCCAACTAGCCGTATGATCTCTATGTCCTTCGTAGCCCTCTATGATGCGACAGAAGGTACTAACCTTAAGATCACACGCCCAGCATAACTGGATACCTAGCTAGGTAGTGGAGGCTCCTGAGTCGGGTCGGGGGTCTCCACGTTAATCAACCCGACATAACTTCCCCCCGAAAGGAAACCCCGATGGACTTGAAAGACCTGACACCGAATTTAGACGACATTGTTGTTGAGATTAAACATCCAGCGACAGGTGATGCACTTAAGAATGACGATGGCACGAATATGACGATTACTATTCTTGCGCCCCATTCTAAAGAGTATAAGAAAGCTCAACATGAGCAAATCAGCAAGCGGCTTAAGAAAGCTCAGAAGAGTAAGTCTCAAGATGTTGACTACTCAGATATTGAGGAAGCTACGCTGGAGGTCTTAGCTAAGACGACTAAGGCTTGGAACATTACCTACGGCGGAGAGATGCCTAAGCTCACTGTCGCTAAGGCCAAAGACATTTACGAAGAAGTCTTTTGGATTAAGAGCCAGCTTGAGGAGGTTGTGACTGACTCTCTGGATTTTATGAAGGTCTGATCTGTGAGTTAGTTGAGTGGGCTGGGCATCAGTTCAAACTCAATAGACCAGATCAGAATGGTACTACAGAACGAGAACATCTTGAACAAGTAGAGAGGCAGACTGGACGTAGAGTAGAAGCATTGGAACCCCCGACACCTTTCCCCATGCTAATATCCCACGTTTGGTCTGCCTTTATTGCTTTAAGCTCTAGCAGAGGGTCAGGCTTTAGTGGCCCAGAGCCTATTACATATGAGCAGATTAAGGCATGGAAAGAACTTACGGAAACATCTGTTGAGCCTTGGGAGATTGAGGCCATCAAGAGAATAGACCTAGAATACTTAAGGGTGGCAAATGGCTGATATTAAGATCATAGTAGATTCCTCTGACGTTGCTACCGCAACAAACAGGGTCGATCAGTTAGGGTCGTCTGGTACAGTAGCACAAAAGGGCATTGATAAAGCCTCAAGAGGCATGAACCAGTTTGGCACTGTTGCTAAGAATGGCGGCAAGAAGCTAAATACCTTTAACATGCAAATCCAACAAGGTGGCTATCAACTACAGGATTTCGTGGTTCAGTTACAGAGTGGCACGAGTTTCTTTACAGCCTTTGGTCAACAGGGTTCTCAGTTTGCCGGGGTCTTTGGCCCCCAAGGTGCTGTTATCGGTGCTATTATTGCTATAGGCTCTGCTGTAGGTGGCATGGGCTACAAGATGCTTACTGCTAGTGAGGACGTAAAAACCCTACAAGAGAAGGTAGAGGATTTAGAAACAACAACAAGCGATTACGCAGATGCCCTATCTGGACTTACTATGCCAGTTGACGCATTTGGTAATGTTATAGATCAAGTAGCTGGAAAGGTTAGTGCCTTGTCCCAAGCTATGCTAGAAGTAAAGAAGATCAAGTTTGAAGAGTCCCTGAAGGCAGTGACTAACTTACTTCCTGCATTTGAAAGTTCCCCACTAGGAAGGGGAATGACGGGCATGGAAGCCAAAAATATATTTGACTTGTTCCCAGAAATTAAGCAAACCCAGAGTGCTGGGCCAGCGGCTGTGACTGCGGCAGATTTTGGCACACTCATCGGCAAAGCAATGGAAGCAGAGGGTATTGAAGAACAAGCCGCTGCTTTTGAGGCAATCAGACAATCTGTAGTAGAACTTGCTGGCCCCTTTGAAACAATGAACGAAAAACAAAGGCAGTTCTATGAATCCGTAATAGCCGCACAGAATCAAATACAACAAGTGATAGAAGCAAATGAAGCAGCTAACGCTAAGATTGAAGATGAAAAACAGAGAAAACTGGACAAACTAAACAAGGGTCGTTTTTCTGCCATTATGGCGGCTTATGCTGCTGGTAAAAAGAAAGATGAACAGGACAGAAAAGCCGCTGAAAGACAGGCAAATGAAGCCAAGAGGGTTGCTGACGCTCAGGAAAAAGTAGACCAAGCCGCCCAAGATAAACTTAGGTTACAAAATCAATCTTTGGCGCTACTTCAGATTGAGGCAGGATACGGAAAAGACTCTGAGCAGTACGCTAGGGCCGTTGCTTCTCATGAAAGAGAAAACCTCGCTATTGAGATGGAAAGGGCGGGAGTAAATCAAAGTATAATAAACTCCCTGCTTGATGGCAACATGCGTCTTGAAGACGGAAGAAAGAAAATTAAGGAGCAAAAGGAGGAGGCTATTCGTCTAAAGAAGGTTTATGACGAAGTATTTAAGACCGCTTCTTTCCTTTTTAAGCAAAGGTTTCAGGGCGAAGCTACTGTAATGGATCAGTCCCTTACCCCAAGCGGTAAAATAGGTATGTCCTATGAAGAACTTCTTGCCGCTGGTGTACCTCACGAAAATATTATTGCAATGGGGATTAAACCACCTAAAAAACCTAAAACACCTAAAACCAAAGAGTCAGACCTAGAGAAGCTACGGTCTCAACTAGACCTAGAGGATGCACTCCTTGGTAAAACAGAAGCCAGACAAAGGGTCATACAAGCCCTTGGTGTTAAGTTTGTAGAGGATAACCCAAAGACTGTCGCTGGTCTTGAAGCTCAGATCACCGCAAACGAAAACCTCCTCCGCATTGAAGAAGAGCGTAAACGGATGAACGATCTGGTTACTAACTCTATGGAAAAGGGTCTCATGGCTATGGCAGACGGAACTAAGTCCGTCAAAGATGCCTTCCGTGATATGGCTAGAGAGATCATAGCTGAACTCTACCGTATCCTTGTCGTTCAACAGATGGTCAATGCAGCTAAGAGTTTCTTCGGCTTTCCTTTCGCTGACGGTGGTGCTTTCTCAGGTGGATCACAGATACAAGCCTACGCTGACGGTGGTGTAGTCGGTAGTCCAACCTTATTCCCTATGGCTGGTGGTAAGACTGGTCTTATGGGAGAAGCTGGGCCTGAAGCCATCATGCCACTCAAGCGTGGTGCTAACGGTAAGCTAGGCGTACAGATGGAAGGTGGCGGTGGTGATAACGTAGTCATCAACCAATCGTTTAACTTTCAAGCCAATGGTGACGACAGCGTTAAGAAGATCATTGCTCAAGCTGCACCTCAGATCGCACAGATGACTAAGAACTCAATGCTTAATGATCGCCGTAGAGGTGGCACAACTAAAGCTGTCTTTGGTTAAAGGAACAATAATATGGCACTAAGCTACCCATTAGATACACCAACGTCTATCGGGATTGAGAGCATTGAGCTAAGGGCAGTTAATGCTGTAGCTACCTCTCAGTCTCCCTTTACCTATAAGCAACAGATCATTTCCCACGGTGGACAGAAGTGGGAAGCCTCAGTCAATATTCCCTCGGTACATCGTGATAAGGCTGCACAGTGGAAGGCACTACTGGTTGGACTTAAGGGTCAAACTGGTACATTCCTCTTAGGTGATCCTGACTATGCTACACCACAGGGTACAGTTAGCTTATGTACACTCACAGGTAGTGCTGGGGATGAAACTGTTACTGTCGTTATGACTGGCACATTACTAGCGGGTGACTACATTCAGCTTGGGTCAGGATCAGCAGCTAAACTCCATCAGGTACTCTTAGATCAAGACGGAGATGGTAGCTTAGAGATATGGCCAGCGTTACGCTCTAACTATACAAATGAGACAGTTATCTTTAATGCACCAAAGGGTGTCTTTAGACTAGCAACAAACATATCCTCATGGTCAATCAATAATGCGTCAACATATGGAATATCGTTTGAGGCTGTTGAGGCCCTCGTGTAATAAGGAAATACCATGTCAAGAGACCTAACCCCGACTACAGTAACTTCAATAGAACAACCTGAAGTATTTCCTTTCTTTGCTGTTGACCTCCTGTTTGATGGTAATCCTGTGTACACTTGGACTGGTGTAGGAACTCTCACTATAGGTGGGAAGGATTACGTTGGTGCAGGACAACTGTTAAGTATCTCAAGCATAGAA